TGATGTTCCACGTTGCCCGGACGCTGAAGAAAGCAGTGCTGGAAGATGCTCCAAATTGACACAGAAATGCTTGGGGTAGCCCGACTTCGGACTGCGGGTAAGAACTGGGATGAGTGCGCCGAAGTAGTGCCCAAGGCCGCTGAAACCATGCGGCACTGGCAGTATAAGCGGGCTGAGGAATGGCGCGTTGCCCTGGTCACTGCCATAGACGAGGCGCTGGGCACCTATGAGAATGAGGCCCTGCTCGTCTGCCGGCAGCATCTACGCGACCCGGATAAGGCGGCGACGGCTGCCCGTGATCTGTTGCGCCACTGCCGGGAGCTGCGGGGCACCCGAATGAAGCTGGAGCACAGCGGGCCAGAGGGCGGCCCCCTGGAGGTATTCCTGAAGATGCCAGATGAGGAGCTTGACGAGATTGCCGATACAAGCACCGAGTAGCACTCGCCACCTGGCGAAAGCGGCGCGAGCGGTAAGGGCGATCCCCAAGCGCCTGCATTCGTTCGTGACGGCATACCCGCCCCATAGGCCCTATTACTGGGCCAGGCACACAAGGGCGCTCTGTGCGGCCTTACAGGACGCCTCAGATGCCGTCCTGCGGGGTGAGCGCCGTTTCCTGATCGTGGTGATGCCCCCCCAGCACGGTAAGAGCGATCTTGCCAGCAGGCGGTTCCCGGCCTGGCACCTTCTAAGAGCCCCCGACCAGCAGGTAATCATCACGGGCTACTCCGGGGCGCTTGCCACTGATATGAGCCTGGAGGCGCGGCGGGTATTCCGAGAGGTCGCGCCACTCTACGGGCTGGGGCTTGACGAGGCCCGGCAGCGCGTGGAAGCATGGCGCACGAGCATGGGCGGGGCGCTCTACGCCGTGGGTCTTGGCGGCACCATCACCGGCCGCGGTGCGAATATCCTGGTGGTAGACGATTACCTCCAGAACCGTGAGGAAGCCGAAAGCCGGGTGATGCGCGATAAAATCTGGGACAGCTTCCGCAATGACTTGATGACACGCCTGGCGCCGGCCTGTGCGGTGGTGATCCCATGCACACGCTGGCATGAGGATGACCTTGTGGGCCGGATTCTACGGGCGCAGGACGAAGACAAGAACTTCCCGCGCTTCGAGGTGCTGCGATACCCGGCGCTGTCAGAGGATGGTGAATGGCTATTCCCGGAGCGGTATAGCGCGGCGCACTACGAGGCTGCGCGGGCGCTCTTGGGGTCTTACTTCTGGCAGGCGTGCTACCAGGGCGATCCGAAACCGCGACAGGGCAACCTGCTGAGGGCGGACCTCGTGCAGATCGTTGAGCCTGGCGACATGCCCAATGGCGATGGCCGATGGGCGCGGGGCTGGGACTTGGCCTCCAGCTCGAAGCAGCGGGTGAGTGACGATCCTGACTACACGGTGGGCCTGCTGGCCGGCATGAGGGACGGCAACCTGTGGATTGCGGACGTGCAACGCGGGCAGTGGACCGAGGGCACACGCGATCAGCGAATGCAGAGCACGTCACAGATGGACGGGGCGAGTGTGCGCGTTGGCATTGAGGCGGTGGCCGGCTACAAGGATACGGCGCTGCGGATGAAGCGCCTCCTGGCCGGCATTGCCCATGTGCAACCGGTAACGCCTGACAAGGATAAGGTGGCGCGGGCCGGGGCACTGGAGCCGCTATTCGAGGCTGGGCGCGTGTTCGTGAAGCGGGCGCCGTGGACTGACGAGCTGATTGCGGAGATTCAGGCATTCCCCGGCGGGCGGCATGACGATCAGGTAGACGCCCTGGTGGTGGCCTACCAGCTATTGACCAAGCCAATGGCCGGTGTCGTGAAATTGTGAGGAATGAGCCATGTTCAAAAGCATAAAGGCTCTGGCGCAGGGCCTCCACATGATCCAGCGACTCGGCGGCAAGGGGCCTACATCGACGGACCTTGCTGCTGGGGGCTGGTCGGTATTGTGGGGCACGGACCTGACCTCCGCGGGCGATGAGGTCTGGGCCACGATGAGCACTGCCGAGCGCGAGAAAGCCTACAGCAATCTCGATGTAGTCTTCACCTGCGTCCGGGAAATCTACACGACCTTCTCAGAGCCGGAGCTGGTGCTTGGCTACGATACACCGGACGGGTTCAAGACGATGGACGCCCACCCGGCCCTGGCGCTCATGGAACACCCCAACCAGTTCTACACGCGCCAGAAGTTCGAGGCCTATTTCGTGGCGCGGCTGATCCTGACGGGCGAGAGTTTCGTCTGGAAGTGGCGCAATGCTCTGAAGGCCGTGGCCGAACTCTGGCCGACGCCTTCGAGCTGGTGTAAGGTCGTGCCGGGCCTGGGCAGTGACGCCATTGCCAGTTTCACCGTGCGGCAGGCGAGCCCGAAGGGGCATGAGAGCAATCTGCCGGTGGTCCGTGAGGATATGATGTATGAGTGGCTGGTTGACCCGGCGAGCACAACGCGGGGCGTAGGCTGCATCCAGGCGTCGCAGCACGCCTACCAGGTAGAAGGCGAGCGCGAGAATCTGATTGCCGAGCAGCTTCAGCATAGCCATGTGCCGGGTATGGTGGTGACGACGCCCGAGGGTGTGGTGATGGACGACGAGACGAAACAATACTTTCGGGACTATCTGAAGGATCGTATAGGCAAGGGGCATCGGGGGGGCCCTCTGCCCTTGCAAGGCGGCGCTAAGGTGGAATTCCCCAACGTGCTGAAAGACCTCGACATGCACGGGCTGGCGAGCATGAACGAGTCGCGCATCTGTGCGGCGTTCGGTGTGCCGCCGATCATTGCCGGGCTGCGGGTGGGGCTTGAGAATAGCCCCTGGTCGAAGTATTCAGAAGCCCGCAAGAGCTTCTACGAAGAGACGATGATGCCGCTCTGGACGATGGCAGAGCAGGCATACACGCGCTCGTTGCTCAGGGATGAGGGCGAGGAGCAGCTACGGTTCCATTACGATACGACGGCACTGCCGGCGCTTCAGCCCGACCGGCGGGAGCAGGCCGAGGTGGGCGCTATCGCCTATAAGAGCGGGGCGATCCTGAAGAATGAATACCGCGAGGTCTATCTGGGGCTGGACGCAAGATCGGACGGGAACGTTTACCAGGTGCCGATCAGCGTGTTCGAGCAGCCGGCGGGCGACAAGAAGAAAGAGGAGGCGGCGTGAGCGTAGCCCAATCCAAGCGCGAGCGCCTGATTGCCCTGCCGGCCCTGCGGGCGAGCCTCAGTGATGTGTGGGTGCCCAAGTATCGGCAGGCGGTGCAACTCCTGCTGAAGCAGCACGCGCGGGAAGCGGCGGTGTTCGTGCGGGACGGGGCGGAGCTTGACAGTATGCGCGAGACGTGGGAGCAGAAGCTCGTGGCGGCACAGTGGCCCATAGCGGTGGCGATGGCCCAAGAGGGCTACACGCTGGCCGAGGGCGAGTTGGGCAAGACCAGCGCACTCGATGCGCTCTACGCCAAGGCGGTTGAGGAGGTGGTGATAGGCTTCGGCCCTGAGACTGAGGAACTGCTGATCCGCAAGATGCAGCCGAATGTGATGGGGTGGCTTGAGAGTCGCACAAAGAGCATGGTCGGCCATGAGTTGGACTACATGAGTTCTGTTGTGCACACGGCGATGGCGGACGGCGAGACGGTCGGCGGTATTGCCAGGGCCTTGCAGACTACGATGCTCCAGCAGAGCCGATGGCGGGCCGAGCGGATAGCACGCAGCGCGACGATCTGGAATTACAACGAGGGCGCCGAGCAGTTCTACGCCGACTCAGGGGTGGCAGTCGAGGAATGGCTTGTGACTCAAGACGACATGCTGTGCGAGTTCTGCACGCAGATGGATGGCATACAGATACCGATTGAGGATACTTTCTTCGGGCCTGGCACGACCCTGGAAAGCAGGGGCGGCGGTGCCATGAACTTCGAGTTCGCCGTTGAGCACCCGCCCTTACATCCGAATTGTCGATGTGCGCTGGTTCCGGTCTTGTAGGAGAAATGAACGATGCCACTTCCGACCCCCACAGACGGCGAGCCTCAGCGGGACTTCATCAACCGCTGCATGGGTGACGATGTAATGAACTCCGAATACTCCGACCGCGAGCAGCGTTCGGCGGTGTGTTTCACCCGCTGGCGCGGCAAGGTCGGCAAGGACCAGAGTAAGGCCGGCAAGTACAACTGCGAGTGCCTGTCCTGCGGGCATACCATGTCCTCAGATGAGCACTGCGCGGATATCAAGTGCCCCAAGTGCGGTGGCGAGATGCGCCGTGCGGAGCGTCCGGGTCCGGGCAAGAGCGTCGATAAGGACACCCGCCTGGAGCGGGTAAGCGCCGACCCGTGCCTTCAGATCGGCGGCAAGGCGGGCGACGGTGACTACGGCTGGCTGGAGGGCTATGCCTCCGTGTTCGATGTGGTAGACCTCCAGGATGAGATAGTGCGCAAGGGGGCATTCCGCAAGAGCCTCAAGGAGCGGCTGCCCGCCGGCAAGGTGAAATTGATGATGCGCCACATGGCCGTGGGTGGCGATCTGCTGGACATAGCCGGCACGATCACCCAGGGCAAAGAGGACGCCCGCGGCCTCTGGATACACGCGGAGTTCGCCGGCACACAGGCGGCACAGACCGCCCGGCAGCTTACCGCAGAGGGCCATGTGGGCGGGCTGTCGATAGGCTACCTGCCCCTGCAATGGGGCTACGCGGAAGTTGAGGGCAAGCAAGTTCTGGAGCTCAAAGAGGTGAAGCTGCTCGAAGTGACAATGACCGTCTTACCCGCAAACGAGCACGCAGCGATTACTGCTGCGAAAGCTGTTTGCGATCAGGCCGAGTCCGTCGAGCGGGGCGTGGTCACACCCGACGAGGGCCGTGACCCCCCGACGCTGGATGCAGGCCATATAGCGGGCTTGATCGGCAGGATGGCTGATCTGCAAGGCAAGCTCGGCGCGCTGCTTGTTCGCGCAAAGCCGGGGAGCACCAGTAAGGCCGCTCTCCACTCGGCGTCAGTCGATGTGCGGCGCAAGAGACTGAGGCTACTGGCCCTGGAGGCCGGAGTCGAAATGCACACTGACGACGAGGAGTAATCCGTTATGGACCCGAAGGAACTCATGGCGAAGGCTGTGGCAGCGGTCAAGGAGCTTGAGACGCTGCATCAGGCGGCCTCCACCGAAACAGACGAGGCCAAGGCCAAGGCACTCGCCGCTGACATCGAGGCCAAGAGCGCAGAATGTGACGCGCTGGAGACTCAGGTGGCAAGTGCGGTCAAGCTGGCCGACCGTCAGAAACGCCTCATCGAGGCGAAGCAGGCATTGACGGCTATCCCGCCCGGCAGCATAGCCGACCTCGGCGCCCCGGACCCCGAGCCTGCGAAGGCGAAGGATCACGCGGTCGACGAGCGGATGAAGCGCCAGGGCGTCGTGGACTACTGCCGGGGCAAGAAACTGAGCGGGCAGATGCAGGCCGCCCTCGCACCGCGGAGCGAGAAGTTCAGCGAAGAGGTGCAGGACGGCGTGGCGCTGCCGCGCTCGATGTTCCAGGGCATGTTCGGCAAGACACTCACGGACAAGATTTGGGGCAAGACGAATCCGCTGGATTCGGCGGGCGGGCAGGGCGTAGGTGAAGAGAACCTCGTCCCGCAGGAGTATATCCGCCAACTGCTCCAGCTGGGCGCAGAGCCGGAGTTTCTGCTCCAGATGTGTACGATCATCCCCACCACGAGCGGCACGCTGACCTGGCCGAGTCTTGTGCAGACGGACGCCAATGAGTATGGCGGCGTGGCCATGTCGTGGATTTCCGAGGGCGCAGAGAAGCCCGAAACGCAGCCCCAGTTCTCGCAGCTGGAGATAACGGCTTACGAGCTGGCCGGCCACACGCAGCTCACCCACCGGCTGTTGTCGAGGTCGGCAATCAGCCTGGAGACGCTACTCTCCACCCTGTTCCGGGAAGCGTGCTACCACGCAATGGACACCGCTTTCCTGGTCGGCACCGGGGTAGGCCAGCCCCTGGGCGTGGCCATAGACGCGGCAGTGCGGCAGGTGCCCCGAGTCGCCGTGAACGCGATAGAGTGGACCGATCTGGTCAACCTGGCAACGACGGTGCTGAGGCACCACCGTCAGAAGGGCCGGTTTGTGCTCGACGCAACTGTCGAGCAGGCCCTCATGCTACAGCACGAGGCGGTCTACGCGGCGCAGCCTGCGACCAACGCACGGCCTCTGTTCATGCCGTCCGTCGCCAACGGGCCTTACACCAGGCTCATCGGCTACCCCTACAATGTGACGTATCGCACGCGGAACCTGGGTCAGACCGGAGATGTGATCTTCGGTGATTGGTCCAAGTACCTCGTGGGGATGGAACAGGATGTGGTCATTAAGCGTAGTGACCACTTCGAGTTCACCAAGAACGTCGCAACGTTCATCGTTTACCTGGTCGTCGGTGGCCGCGCCGGGCTGCCGCGGGCGTTCAGCGTTCTGGAGAACGCCACCAGCTAGATGCTCCTACGGGGGGCGCCGGGCGGCGCCTTGCGCCCCCTATTATCATGGCGGGTCTATGTGGTTCAGAGTCAAACGGGCATTCGAGCATCCCGGGCCGCGCGGCAAGGTAGTTAGCTTCGCGCCCGGCCAGCTGGTGGACGTGCTGGCCCGGCATGACGCAGAACGGCTGTTGCGGCGCGGGGTGATTATGCCGCAAGTGTTCTCATTCGAGGCGGCAGCGAAGCCCCAAGAGCCGGCGCACGAGGCGGCTGTGACGAAGCGCGTGGGTATCTGGTTGTCTACCAGCAGCCAATACAGCGGCGGCCGGATACATATGTTCCAGTATGCGCTCTGTCTGGGGCGGCTCGGCGTTGAGGTCTACCTGTTCACCAGGGGCTCGCCGCGGTGGGCGCAGGACTACCTTGATGCGAACCTCGTTACCGTCGTCCAGCTTGACGATGGGGGCGTGCCGCCTGATATAGATGTGATCGTCACCGACTCGAAGACCGATCTCGGCCGCAAGGCGTGGCAGTACAAGCAGCAGCATCCGCATGTGCCCTTCGTCTGCATGAACTTCGAGACGCCGAATTGGGTTGCGCAGTTCGCCCCGGAGTATGCGAAGAAGCTCACGCCGCCGGGCACCTATACGCACTTCCCAAAGGCTGACATGCTCATGGCCAACAGCGGCGAAAGCCTGAAGTGGTGCAAGGAATATATCAGCTGGGATGGCGGCCTGTGCGCTGTGCTGCCGCCGGCGGTCAACACGGACGCCCTGGCGCACCCTGCGCGGACGATCAAGCCGCGCCGCCCCTACGCGCTCTGGTGTGGCCGCGGCTCTGACTTCAAGGGTTCAGGCCTGGCCTGCGAGGCCGTCTGGGCGCTCAATCGGGAGTTCGACTTGGTGGCCTTCGGCACGCCGAGGCATGTAGAGCACGACACGGGCCAGCACCAGCTCCATGAATATCGCGGCAAGAGCGACGCTGAGAAGTTCGCACTGATGGCCGGGGCGCACATGGTCCTGGCCCCCTCTACCTTCGAGGGGTTCGGCATGGTGCCGATGGAGGCCCTTGCCAGCGGGACGCCCTGTGTAGTCTACGATCTGCCGGTGCTCAGGCAGAACTACGGGGATCGCCTGATCTACGTGCCCTGGAAGGACCGGGCGGCGTTCAAGGCCAAGACAGCCGAACTGGCGGCAGCGCCGAAGCAGGACATTACCGCAGCGAAACAGTGGGCGGTTACGACGTGGGGTCTGCCGGCGATGCAGAAGCGCATTGAGCGCATCCCCTACCACGCCATGAAACGGGTGAGCGTGACGGCGCACATGATCTGCTACGGGACGCCTACGGCGGTGGCGGCTATCGAGGCGGTCTACGCGCACGTAGACCAGATAGTTATAGCCTACGGGCCGACGCCGGAATGGAAGGGATGGGACGACCACGGGGTTCTGGAGCAGATACGCGCCATGCCGGACCCGAAGAATAAGCTGCAAATCGAGGCGCGGGAACTCTGGAATGACAAAGAGGAAATGCGCCAGTGGTGTGTCGAGCAGGCGACGGGCAACTACATGATGATGCTCGACGCCGACGAGATATGGACCGGGCTTGACCAGTGGATTGCCGACCCGCCGCCTTGGGGCTGTCCGCGCTGGGTGACGCTCTGGCATGGGCCGGGCCATTGGATATTCGACCACTCAGCCAACCAGGGGCGCCGCTGGGGATTCCGGCTGGAGCCTTACGGGTCGGTCTGCCCGCATTACCGATGGTCCTGGTGGCGGCCGAGTTTCTACATGCTCAAGCACCACACGCCGGTAGACAGCGAGCGGCGCGTTCTGGTATCAGTAGCGAGTAACTGTGACGCGGCGGGGCGCAAGCCCGGGACGATGATCTACCACCTGGGGCACGCCATGCCGCCTGAGTTGATGAGGGCGAAACATGCTTACTACGAAACACGCGACGGCGCTGATCCCGGCCGAATCGCGCGGCGCAAAGCGTGGGCCTCGTGGAAAGGTGCGGTCGGGCCTATGCAAGATGGGATCGTCAAGGAGGTCACATGGGAACTGCCGGCACAAGTCCGCCGTGCCTTCAGCCTAATACAGCCAGTTGGAGCGAGCACCGGATAGCCGCGTTCCTGGCCGCCGGTGATCTGCGCGACAACAAGCTGGACTGTGAGGCGGTGGCGCCCGCGTGCGTCGGCCCCGTGCTGGACGCCGGCTGCGCGTTTGGAATGCTCTCAAAGTATCTCGGCACCGAGAGTTATACCGGCGTGGACTGGAGCAAGCTGGCGGTGCAAGAGGCGCGCCGGCTCTGCCCGGAGCGGTTATTCCTCTGGGGCGACGCTCTATCGCTGGGCGAAGGCTGGCATAAGGCGGCCAATACGGTAGTTGCCATGCAGTTCCTTGAGCATTTCACAGACCCGCAGGCGGTCTTTGCGCAGCTGCGGAAATACGCCCGGCAGCGCGTCATCCTCACCGTGCCGCGCGGGATGCCGAAAGAGGGCAACACGGAGGGCCATCTGGCCGGCTGGGAGGATGCAGCGGCATTGATTGACCTGCTCGCAGGCAATGGCCGGATGAGGGCCTACGAACTCGAATGCGATCCGGCGCACATAGGAGTAGTGGTATGGTGGTAACAGACCTGGTAGGCCGGTCGTTTATGACAGACGACCAGCGCGCGGCGATCCTTGAGGAACTGCCTGAGCAGGGCAACGTCCTGGAGATCGGCACGGGCCACGGCACCACGGTTGCCTGGTGGGCGCAGCGCAGGCCGGCGGTGACGTTCGTCACGGTCGATAATTTCGAGGTGGCGCCGGGCACCGGGCCGGGCGACATTGAGGATTGGCTCACGAACCACCAGCCGAACCAGTTGCTATTCCGGGGCACCTCGGCGCAGTTCGGCGCGGTGGCGCTGCCGGTCTTTGACGCGATCTTCATTGACGGGGATCACAGCTACGAGGGGTGCATGGCGGACCTGATACTTGGCAAGCGTCTGGTGGTGGCCGGCGGGAAGCTCATGCTACACGACTACGGACGTATGGAGGTGCCGAGCTTGCGCGGCGTGACGAAGGCGGCGGACACGTTCTGCCCGACCTACCATTGGACTGTGAAGCGCGTCCTGGTCTGCACGGCCGTTATGGAGGCCGGCTAATGGCTCGCGTCTGCGTTCATCTGCCATTCCACCGCCTGGAGGTGCCCCTGGCCAGCGTCTACATGTACGATCCGGCCTGGTGGGCGCACCGTGCGGACATTCTGGAGCGATACACCCTGGCGAGCCTGGCGAATCAGACGGATCAGGACTTCGATACCGTAGCCACCTTCAGGGACTACGACTTCAAGGAGGATAACCCGGTCGTGCAGGTCTGCCGCAAGCATGGCGTGCAGGTGCTCGTGCGGCCCTACAAGGAATGGGAATACCCGGTTGCGCCGAATCACCACGACTGGTTTTGCGAGCGGTACGGCACGGCGCACTGGTTGATACTGTTGCACCTCGACACAGACGACTGCTACACCTCTGACGCGATAGCCTTGCTGCGCCGGCAGGAGCCACAGAAAGGGGCGCTCTGGTGGTTCGGCTACGGGTGGAAGTATGGCGACAAGGACCAGCGCATGTGCTGGTTTGGGAGCCGCACAGGTCCGCCGCCCTTCTGGGCTGAGGTCTACCCCCGGAGCGCAATGAGCGGGCCCAAGGCATTCCGGGAATACCGCAAGCGCAACAGGTTCGAGTGCTACCATCACCAGGTCGTGCGGGCGCCCGGGCAGCGGCGTATGCTCGACGGGAAGATTCTCCAGGTGCAGCACGGTAAGAACTCGTCATCTACGTGGAGCAACCCTTTCGTCAAGCGGCGGATCAGGTATTGGGTGAATGACCCGGCAGAGAAGCAGCGTATTCTGTCGCTCTTTGGAGTGCGCCGAGATGGGTGAGGAATTGCCAGGGCTGGCGGGTATCGCCTGCATGAACGTCCGCGAGCGCGGGGCCGTTCTGGCGCTTATTGGCGATGGAGCCAGCGTGCTGGAGATAGGCACTGCGGACGGGGCTACTGCCTCGTGGCTGGCCACACAGAGGCCGGGAGCGGCCTTCCTGAGCGTGGATACGTTCCCCGCGGGCCAGATCGAGGGGATTCTCGGCAGCCTGCCTAATTGGGAGCTCAACCGGCAGCCGATCATGAACCTCTGGGTCGGCACCGCCGCGAATCTCGTATCCATGATTGCCTTCACACACATGGGCCGGCTCAAACTTCCCCGGGCCATGTTCGACCTGACCATCATTGACGGGGAGCACACGCTGGAGAGTGTGCTGCTCGACCTGCGAGCGGCGAAGGTTCTCACCCGGCCGGCGGGTGTAATCGTGATGCACGACTACGAGCACCGTCAGAACGGCGTCAAGCCCGCTGTTGAGCAAGAGGGCAGCCCGTGGGTAGTGCAGGAGGTAGTCGGGTCAATGGCCATCCTGCGGCAGCACGCGGACGCTGAGATGATGGAACGCCTCAAGGAGCTGGGATATGCTTAAACCTGACAGCCTGTTGCAGCATACAGGCCGGATCACGATTGAGACGCATAACCGGTGCAACTACGCGCACCTGCACAAGCTCTGCCCGGTTTCGACCTTCAAGGTGCCGGTGTTC